TTATGAGCGTCGAAACCGTGCCAGCAAACAATGGCACTACAAAGGGACCGAAACCGGCGACGGCCGAGTATGAACTCGACCTATCTATGCTGACGGACAAACGCGACTACCGGAGAATTGAGCAATTTTGTCGCGAGTTTGTGAAAGTGCCGAAAGGCACCGGAGCCGGTGGGCCTTTCAAGTTGCGTCGGTGGCAATCGCAAATTGTGAAAGCCATGTATCCACCGACCGGAGCTCGGCCTCGGCAAGGTTTAGTGTCGCTCCCCCGAGGCAACGGCAAGTCGACGTTAGCGGCGGCCCTGGCACTCTACGCACTATTCGCCGACCGGATCCTCGGCGCGTCGGTGATTGTCGTGGCGAGCGACGAGCGGCAGGCGAGAATTGTGTTCAATACGGCCCGACGCATGATTGAACTAGACCCTCGGTTGGCCGAGCAGTGCAAAATGTTTCAAGATCGCATATGGATACCGGCGACCGACTCGACAATGTGCCCATTACCGGCCGAGCCGAGCGCGTTGCAAGGATGGGATCCGAGCTTGACGATTGTCGACGAATTGCACGTTGTTACCGAGGCAGTATGGGACTCAATGGCACTCGCGTCGGGCAAACGGGACCAATCGCTCACGCTCGCAATCTCGACACCGGCCGACCGACTCGACTCGGTTATGTGGCGGCTTGTCGAGTACGGCCGAACTAATCCCGATGACAAAACATTCCGGCTCGTGGAATATGCGGCCCCGGCCGATTGCGCGATAGATGACCGAAACGCGTGGGCCGAGGCTAATCCGGCCCTCGGTGACTTCCTGCACGTCGACGCGCTCGCCGCAACGCTCAAAACAACGCGGGAGGAACCATTCCGCCGGTATCGGCTCGGGCAATGGGTGGGACACGCCGACTCATGGCTCCCGTGGGGACTATGGGCCGAACGTCGCCATGCCGAGGCCCTGGTGCTCCCCGAGGATGGGGCCGACGTTGTTCTCGCGTTTGACGGCTCGGCCTCGGGCGACTCGACGGCCCTTGTCGGTTGCACGCTCGGGCCGGTGCCGCATGTGTTCTCGGTGGCACTGTGGGAGTCGCCGACCGATGACGCTCGGTGGCGAGTACCTCGCGGCGAGGTCGCCGATATGGTCGCGTCGGCTATGGGCCGGTGGAACGTGCTAGAACTCGCGGCCGACCCTTGGGGTTGGCGCAGTGAACTAGAACAATGGGCCGCGGAGTACGGCGGCCGAGTAGTCGAATGGAATACGGCCCACGCCGGTCGCATGGCACCGGCGACCGACCGAATGTATGCGGCAATTTCCGAGGCTCGGATTACGCATTGCGGCTCGGAAACGCTCGCCGCTCATATGGGCAACGCGGTTGCCAAACGGACACCGATGGGCGACCTAGTGAGCAAGGATAAACGCGGCTCGACCCGCAAAATAGATGGATGCGTGGCGGCAATCGTCGCTCACGATAGAGCGGCGTGGCACCGAGCGAACCCACCGAAACGTCGGCGCGTTGTCGCTCACGTCTAGTAGGTTCCCTACAAACAAATAGGGTCGCCGGCTCGTGGGAAACCTACAAACGCCGGTCCCAACCGACCGAGCGGAGCAACTATGACAATTCCGGCCGATATCTACCTCGCCGACGCAAGTGCCACCAGCGCACTCGACCGACTCAATTCCGGGCTCACAATGCTCGGCTCGGCCTCGGCTCGGCTCGCTCCGCTACGGGCCCATTGGCAAGGGATCCAACCGGCCGCGTTTTTGTCGCCGAGCTCGGCCGACGCGCTCGACCGCCGGTTGCACCGGTTGTCGGTCAATTTCCCTCGGCTCGCAGTGCTCGCCCTGGCCGAACGTATGCGATTGTCCGGTTGCACCGATGACAACCGAAACGCTCGGCCGCTCGCCGATGTCTCGGCGACAAATCTGTGGGAAATGCTCACCGACGCCGGTTTACTCGACACGAGCACGTCGGTGATTGTCGACCGATTGTTCTACGGCACCGGTTACGCGACGGTATGGGCGACCGAGCTCGGCCGGTTGACGGTAACGGCCGACAATCCGAGCACCATGACTCACGCGGCCGACCCTGCAACCGGACAGTGCGAATATGCCGTTAGGGCCGTTTCCACTATGGGCTCGGCGCGTGCTGTCCTCTACGAGCCCGACCGAGTGACTATGTATCGGCAACCGAATACGACCGAGCCGATACCGGGATCCGGTTGGCTCGTGGAATCGGTGGTCGACAATCCGCTCGGTGTGGTGCCGGTGGTGCCGTTTGTGCGTCGGACCTCGGCCTCGGATTGGCCGACCGGCGACTCAATTGTGGCCGATATTCTCGACCTCACCGACGCGGTTGCCAAGCTACTCGCCGACGCAATGGTCACGAGTGAGTTTCACTCGAGGCCGCGCCGGTGGGCAACCGGATTGGAAATTGAATACGACGACAACGGCCGACCAATCGACCCGTTTGGCAATTCGCGTTTGTTGCAATCCGAGGCACCAGAAACGCGTTTCGGGCAGTTCGACGGAGCTCGGCTCGACGGATACACCGACATGATTGCAACGCTCACTCAACAAATCGGGGCCCTTACCGGTCTACCGGCAAGCTACCTCGGCCTGCACGGTGACCAACCAGCGTCGGCCGACGGTGTGAAAGCGGCCGAGGTACAGCTCACAATGCGAGCGCGTTTGGAATCGGCGCGCATGGCGCGAGGTTGGTCCGACGTCGCGTGGCTCGCGGCCGCCGTACTCGACGGGATGCCAGCGGCACCACAAGATCGAAACCGCTACACAATGACGTGGGAATCGCCCGAGGTACGAACCCAAGCCCAGGCCGCTGACGCGGCCGCAAAACTCGCCGGTATCGGTGTGCCGCTCGCGGCCCTGCTAGTGGATCCGCTCGGATACTCGCCGACCGAGGTCGCAACCATCCTCGGGCTCGCGTTTGACGGTGTGGCCGAGTGACCGGCCCAACCAATACACCGGAGCCCGAAACCGAGCCCGAGCTCGGCGATTGGGGGACAACCGAGCTCGCCGCTGAGCTCGCCCACGCCGCGGAGCACCAGGGCGAGCCCGAGCCGGATCCCGACGTCGGCGAGCCCGAGCCGGATCCGGCCGCGGAGACATTCCCGAGGAATTATGTCGACAAACTGCGGCGACAAAACGCCGAGCACCGGAAACGCGCAACGGCGGCCGCGGAGGAAACCGACCGGCTCGCCCGGGCTCTATTCACCGAGCGCGTGGCGGCCCTCGGCCTACTAGCGGATCCAACCGACCTCGCCTATGACGCCGACGTGCTCGACTCGCCCGACGCGCTCCGAGCGGCCACCGAGGCATTGCTCGCCGACCGGCCGCATCTCAGGACACGCCGAATAACGCAACGCGTCGGGCAAGGCACCCCACCGGCCGCGGATACGGTGAGCCTCGCCGCTATCCTGCGGCAACGCGCGTAATTGTGGGATCCCGACAACGCAACCGCATCGCCGGCTGGTGGGAAACCTACAAAAGGGACTCACATTCTGATAACGTCGCCGACATCGCAACCGGCGAGCCCTGGCGGCCGCTGACCGCTCGGGACTGGTGCCCAATTGCTCAACTCACTTGCCCATTCTCGCGTTAGGACATTGCCGCTATGAGTCAACCAATTGTCACTGCTGCCGGTAGTCCGGTCACTACTGCCACCGGCGGAACCGCACTGACGTCGACGCAGGTCGCCAACCTACTCACTCGGCCGCTTGAGGCCGCGTCATATTTCCTCGCCTCGGGCCCTCGGATCTTTGACTCGGCCGGTCCCCTGCGGCTCCCCTCGGCTCCCGTCGAGAACACGACACTCGCCTTCACCGGCGAGGCAGAACTGATTCCCGAGGAAACGCCGACGTTTGGCGAGGTGACCTTGCTGCCCAGCACTATGAAGTCGGTTAAGGTCATCACCCGCTATTCCAATGAACTTGCTCGGCAATCGGTGGTTGCACTGGAGGCCGCGTTACGCGACCGGCTTGTGCGCGACGTCGCCAATAAGATCGACCGTGCCGCGTTTGGAAACGCTGGTGACGGCACCACCGAGCCAATGGGATTGTTCAAGTGGGCAAACACTGCGGCCGACGTGGCTGTCGGTGGCAAGTTGACCGTCGACAAATTGCTCATTGCTCAAGGCACGTTGCTCGCCGAGAATGTGGATCCCAACTCACTGCGCGTATTCATTCGGCCCGAGGACTACACCAACCTCCGCAGTGAGAAGGCGACGGCCGACGGCCGATACCAACTGCAGCCCGACGCGACTAAGGGCGGAGTCGGCACGGTGCTCGGAATGGGAGTTACTGTCACGAGCCACATTCCCGTCGGTTTCGGTGCCGTTTGCGATATGTCTCAGGTCGCGGTTGCCCGAGACCTCGCTCCGAGCGTCATGGTGCTCACCGAGCGTTATGCGGATTATGACGAGCAAGCAATCCGCGTTGTCGCTCGGTACGATTGGAAACCGATTAATCCCAAAGGGATTGTGAAACTCACCGGTATCACCAAGTAAGACTTGCTCGCCCTGGTGCTCGGCGACCCTCCCCCGAAACCGAGCACCAGGGCGAGCAACCCTTATCCCAACTCGGCGATAGTGAGCCTTGCAATGGTAGACAATTATCCAATCGGCCCGAAGATGGACATTGCTGGCCGAAACCTAGTCGCGCAACCGCGTTTCGGCACCGACAAAGCACCGACAATTCCCGCGAAGACCGACCCTACCAACACGTCACACCACACATGGTTATGGTGGTCCGGCGAATACGGCGACGAAGCAACAAAATTGGATCCGGGATACGGCGAGAACGACACCGGTTGGACGTGTGCAGTGCAAGGGTCGCAAAAGGTGCGAGCCCTCGGTATCCCCGCCCACGGTAAAGCGAACATTCGCCTCGGTGACAGTGACAACAAAGTACTGCCAACCAATCAATTGCAACTGTGGATCCACTATTACTCAAAAGCGCCGGTTAAGGTATGGATTGGTTACAACGGGGGACTAGACCGATACATGGGGGCGCTCCCGACGTGCTACGCGGGTTGGGCTTGGGAGCAACTGGTGATGGATCTTGTGCCTCCCCGAGGGACGCAAACGGGAACTGACGAGTACATGCCAATAATGACGCTAGAAACGCGCTCGGTGAGCGCGCTTGTGTCGCATATACGCGTCGACTACAGCCACGCGGGTGTCGCCGGATACTTTGACGGGTCGACGCCGACTCACTACGCAAGCTTCGCAACGGTGCCGGTGCCCGGAGCATCGCATGGCACCGGCGCAACGATTGCGGTTGAACCGGTCACGTTTAAGTGGATGCAAGAGCCATTTCAATCGGTAACGCGGTCTATTCATTATGTGCCGCTCAAGACTGAAACCGGCCGAAACCTGTTGCGGCAACCCAAGTTTCTCGACAGTCATCCGGTAGATCCGGCCGACCCAATCGGCGACACGCTGATTAACACGGCATGGAAAGGTGACGGGTCGCTCGTGTCGCCGGACTCGACGGCCGGACCCGCGTTTACGGCAACGTGGGGCGGGAGTTTCACCGAGATATCAACTGTGCTAACGGATCCCGAGCCACCAGGCACCGCGATAACAGTGTGGACACGATACAAGTCGACCGGATCCCCCGGTAGTGACAAATTAACCGTAGGGCTCCGGTACGCCGACCAAAACGGCAGAATCCCAACCGCTCAACTCGCCGCGTCGACCACATTTACCGACGCTAAAACAACGCTCACAATGCCCTTAGATCCCACGGACAGCAACGGCGACCCAATCACCGACTACACCGTAGAACTGTTTTACCAATCCGACGGAAACCCTGGCACCGGACTCGCGGCGGCCCGAGCCGACCATCCCGTAGGGACTAAGGCCGACGCAATCGACAACTATTTTGACGGTGACACTCCAGACGATGACGTCGCAGGCAATAAATTCTACTGGCTCGGTGTGCGCAATCACTCCGCCTCGGTGTCACTTAAGCGCCCACCGGACACACCAGGGACCGCGACCGGATCCGGCTCGGGCACCGGCTCGGGCACCGGCACGGGCACCGGCTCGGGCACCGGCACGGGCACCGGCACGGGCACCGGCACGGGCACCGGCACGGGCACCGGCACGGGCACGGGCTCGACCGGTGTGCAGCAACCGCCAATTGCGGTTGCTCATCCGCAAACGCCGACCTCGGGCTCGGGATCCGGCTCGGGCACCATCGCAACCGTCGCACCGGTCGCCGGAGGTTTCGACACCGGTGGGGCCCTGGCGGCCGACGTCGACGGCACGGTCACCATGCCGGTGCAACGGGTATTTCACGCGCCGACCGCAAACAATCTGGCACAGGCACTCGGTCGACCGGTGGATCCTACGGTGATTGCGCTCGCCGACTCATGGCTCCCCGTTGTTACCGAGCTCGCTCGGACCTACACCGGCGGCCGAGGTTTCGACCATTGGACAGGGCCGCCCAACGTCGCAATCGGCGCAGTGATCTCGGTTGCGACCGCTCGCCTAGTCGCCAATCCCGAACAGATACCGACCGACGTCGGTGCGGTCTCGGTACGGGGCGGTTTCGCCGGTTGGACACTCCCAGAATTGTCGGTGCTCAACCGCTATAGGAAACGGTCGCTCTAATGCTGCTGCACGAGCAAGTCGACGTCATCACCGGAGCCAACTCGGCCCCGCTCGTCTACTCGGCTGAATGCGTGCCGCTCACGGCGGCCGAAACCTATGAGCTCGGCCGCAGTATCAACTCGGTCACTTACCGAGTAATTTTGGGGCCCAAAACCGTGCCGCTAGCGGCTGGGGCCGAGCTCATGTGGCGAGGACAGCGTTACAGTGCAATCGGCCCCGCAATGCAATACACGCGCCGAGGCGCAATCCATCATTACGAATTGCTGATTGCTCGCGTCGGTGGATAGTGGCTCACTCGGTTAAACGGACTCGGTTCACACGCCCACGCCGCTCCTTGCCCAACCTAACCATTCGGCAAGTGCTCGGTGGAACTATCGCCCTGGTGCTCGGTGCCATCTGGTTATGGGACACGGTTAAGGGCATCACGCCGCCACCGATCATTAACCAGGGACTCGTAGCGGCCCTCGGCCTACTCGGCTCGGGCTCAATTAAGGCTCACCCGTGACGGTACGACTCGACCGAGGAATGTATACCGTGCCTATCTGGTGGGGACTCGTGTTCTCGGGGATCTATGTCCTCGCCTCGCCGCCAATAATTACGACAATCCCATCGCTCGCCGAGGATATCCTCGCGGTTGAGTTACTCGCGTTTGCGTTGCTATGCCTGACCGGCTCCCGCATAGCCGATATTCACCTCGCGTACACGTTAGAGGTTGTCGGGCTCGCCGGTATCGCTGTGGTACTCGGAATCCTCGCCGTCGCGACGGAGCTCACGTTATGGCAGCAATTCACACTGTCTGGTGGTTTCGGTGCGCTCGTGCAAATTGGCAGCCTCCGAATGATTGTCCAACTCGTGCAAGTTCTAAGAAAGTAGGGACGCTATGCCTGCCGTTGTACCCGTGAAACCGCTCGCAACTCGCCGGAACGTCGCGTGGACACTCGACCGAATGGCCGAGCGCGTCGGTAACCCATATGTGTACGGGGGACAGTTCTCGGCCGACGATATCGACGTCGGTTGCGATTGCTCGGCCCTAGTCGCGTTTGTGCTCAACGGTGTGCTCTACGGCCCTGCTGCCACATTCCGGCGCGTCGACGGTGCGACCGGCGCATGGATAACAACGGAATCGTGGCGACCGGTCGAGGTTGGCGACGTCGGACCATTCGGCACCATATGCGTCGCGCGACCCGAGGACATTCCGGCCGACGCAATTGTCAAAATAGCGTTGCACCACGGCCCTGGCGGCGGGGCCGCATCCCATACTTGGTGCGAGGTCGCCGGTCGCCGGTATGAGTCAAACGGCTCCCAAGGTTGCGTAACGGATCCCGACGCGTTGCGTATCGACGCCGCATACGCAAACGATTGGGCATATCTCCCCGGCCCATTGTGGGATCCCGACAACGCAACCGCATCGCCGGCTGGTGGGAAACCTACAAACGAATCGGCGCCCATACCGGTGCCCGAGCTCGGCCCTGGCACCACCGGCCCCGCCGTCATCGCGTTGCAGGCTGGCATGGCACGAGTGTTTCCCAGCTACGCAAGCTCGGTCGCAGTGACCGGTGTCTATGACGCCGCCACGCTCGCCTCGGTCGCCGAGTTTCAACGTCGGACTCTGACAGTAGCCTCGGGGATTGTCGACGCCGCTACGCGCAACTTGCTCGGTCAATACGGTGTCACTATCCCCGAGCTTGCACCCGCTCCGGTGCAACCGGCTCCCGTGCAGGCTCCGGTGCAACCGGCTCCCGTGCAGGCTCCGGTGCAACCGGCTCCCGTACAAGCTCCGGTGCAACCGGCTCCCGTGCAGGCTCCGGTGCACCAGGGCGAGCCCGAGCACCAGGGCGAGCACCGAGCACCGGATCCGGCCCCGCATAACGAATTACTCGACACGATTGCGGCCGCGGTAAGTGCGCTCGCGGCCCTACTCAATCGGTGACAGTGCCGCTAGTATGCGTGCATGACATTTACCGACCCTTACGCGTTGCTCACCCGGGCCGAGGCCGCCGAGCATTTGCGCGTCACCAAAAACTACGTTTCCGAGCTCACCCGCTCCGGCCGACTGCACTCGGTACGAATGGGCAAACGCGTACTGGTGCCTCGGTGCTCACTAGAACGATTCATACGCGGCGAGGCAGCAACCGAAACCGACAACCAGTGGCCACCGACGCCGAGCATGTTCTCGGCCGACGCGCCGAATCGCGCCGAATAGATCCCACTCACCGGCCGATAACGCTATGCTCACCGACCAACGGCCCTCGCGCCGCCACGCTCGACTAGCACTCGGCGTCAACCGGCCGTTAGATGGTGCCGGGGAAACGTGCCAAAACGCTACGGCACTCGACCGCACCGGCCGCTCGGCTTACCTCAAAGGATTGCCCGACCGAGCCCGAGCCCGAGGCAACCTCGGGGGACCGGTGTGGATATCCCGGCCGATGGGACAGCGATTAATACCCGTATCCCGCTCCGATGCGACCGACCGACCGACCGACCGACCGACGGAATGGTTAGCACAGTGAGCCCAATTACTAGGGCTCACTGTGCTCACTCACTCACTCACTCACTCACTCAGGAATGGGGCCCCATGCATACCGGACAAACGTGCTCGACCTGCACCGAACAACTCTCACCGAACAACCGCACCGGCCGGTGTGCCGAGTGTCGACTCATCGAACGAAACGCGCTCGACCACGAGCGGTTGGCAATTCGGGATGCATGGGCCGAGCTCCCCGATGTGACACGGTGACCGGCGACCGGTTGCGCTCGGTCTGCCCCGAGTGTGGATCCGTGTTCACTCGCGAGGACCGAGTAGGCCGTTGCACCGAGTGTCAACCGACCAACCGTGGCGGCCGCACCGACCACGCCGAGCACTCGGCGCGGCGAGGATATGACCGCCGGTGGCGAGCATTGTCCGAGCGCGCTCGCCGGTTGCAACCGTATTGCTCCGACTGCGGCCGACAAACGGATCTCACCGCAGACCACACTCCCGAGGCATGGACTCGGCGCGAGTCGGGTCGCTCAATACGGTTGCAAGATATCGACGTCGTATGTCGCCGGTGCAACGCCGAGCGCGGAGCGGCCCGGGGCGACAACATCGCACCGATTAACCGCTCGGGCCGACTACACCGACTCACCGACCGGTGTCCGGTATGTCGGGCGCAAGTCCGACCGAATGAATACGGCGCAATTCGGTTGCACACAATTGGAAACGGCCGAGGCAATCCTTGCCCAATGTCCGGTCAACCATTCCCCGACCAATAACCAGCACCAGGGCGAGGTGGGCTCGCGTTACTCGACGTCGAC